CTTCCTTGCCGTTCATGGTCTGAGGCTCCTTGTCCTGGGCCGCGACGCGGGCGGTGGTGCCCGGGTCGGCGGCGCTGTCGACGAAACTGATCTCTTTGAGCACGGCCCGACGCACCACATGCACGGGGCCGGTGAACTGCTGTTTGTTGACGTTGACCGTGGCACCGGCGGGGATGAACTCCGCCTCGACCACCGCCGCACCGATGCTGGCCTGCCAGGGGAAGCCGTTGACGCCGCTCTTGGCCACGTCGCGTGCCCACGAGGTGTCGCGGCTGATCAGGCCCTCGGCGACGAGCTTGCCTTCCTCGACCAGCACCCGCTGCGTGTGGCCCACGCCCTGGCGGCGCTCATGATCGAGCCGGATCGGCAGGTTCTGCGACGGGATGTCCAGGCCCGCCAGATCGACCACGACCTGGTGCGGGAACCCGGCGATCCGCATCAGGCCGCCGGTGTAGGCGACCATGCGGAACTGCGGCAGAGCGGTATCGCCCTCGGCGGCTTGGATCGTCAGCGGCCCGCGCATGGTCACGAACTCAGGCTGCTTGTCGTTGGTCTTCGACATCCGTGTCGTCCTCCTCTTGGGGTTGTGATGTTTCCGTAGGTTGGACCTCGGCCTCGGTTAGGCCCAGTTCCTTCATCAACTGTTTCTCTTTCGCCCGCTGGCGCAGCTCGGTCTCCCAGTCCTTGCCTTGGCGGGCATACTCGCAGGCCAGCGTGGTGGTGTGATTGGCCAGACGCTGGGCCTGGGCGCTGGCTTCCTTCGCCGGATCGACGTGTTCCGTGCCGTCCCAGAACCATTGGTGTTCCAGCGATTCGGTCCCGGCCAGGAACGAGAAATCGCCGAGCAGACGGGCTTCGGTCAGCCAGGCATTCAGCAGCGCATCGAGCACGACGCTGTTACAGTCGGCCTGCTCGACGCGGATGGATTTGAAGTAGGTCTGGTGGTCCAGGCGACCGGAGGCGTAGTTGTAGCCCGAGGAATTGCCCGCCGCGACATTGAACGGCATGTTCAGGCAGCGGGCGATCTCGTTGAGCAGTTCGCGCTTGAACTCGCCATAGGTCGTGCCAGGCTGCTCGGCCTTGATCTGTCCGAGCTTCCAACCATCGGGCAACACCGTCGCCATTCGCTTCTCAAGCTCGACGATGTCCATCGGCTCGACGGACGCCGCTTCGCCGTTGGCGGGCGCGTCGGTAAAAAGCACCGCCGCGAAGTCCGCCGCCGTCTCGGCCGCCCCCAGCACCGCCAGCGTGTAGCGCCGCAGTTGGGCGAACAGCGGCAGCGCGGGCGTGATCTCCGGGATGCCCCGGTGCTGGCCGGGCCGATCCGAGCGGAACCAGTGGACCATCGCCTCGGCGGGCACGCGGTCGTAACCATCCAGCGCCAGCGAAAAACCCGTCTGGCCCGGATGACGCCGCAGCACCAAGTAGTGCACCGGGTTGCCGAAGCGGTCGAACTGGATGCCGTCCACGGCGTCGTCGATCAGAATGCGGGCGTCGGGGTTGGCCACACGGTCGGCCTCGATCAGTTGCAGGTCCAGCTTGATCGGCGAACGTAGCATTGGGTTGGCCGTCAGCATGCCGAAGACCTCGCCATCCACGGCCTTGGCCATCCGCATGAGCCGCAGCTTGGCGGCCAGGCGGATTTCCGAAGCCCAGTCGGCGAAGGCGGTCTCTACAAGAGAGTTGGCCTCGGTGTCATCCGAGAGCAGTTGCAGGCGCGGGCCGGTGCCGACGCAGTCATTGGCCAGCGTGAGCACGATGCCTCGCGCGTAACTGTTGTTGGCGACCTCATACCGGCTGCGGTTGCGCAGCGTCTGTCGCACGTCGGGCGACGCGGCTGCGTCGGCGGAAAGACTGTCGGCGTTGGCCCAGTGCCGCACGTTGTCGGCGTTGGTCACCGCCGCGTCGTACTTCGCCCGAATGACTCGGGCGAAGGAGCGGGCCTTTCGGGTTGTCTTATTGCCGAACGGCCACATCACGCTGCCCCCGGGGGAGAGAGTTTGACCAGCTTGACGCCCAGGCCCTTGCCCGAAGCCGCCTGTTTGCTGGCCAGGTGCTTGTCGGCCGCGATCTGGTCGGTCAGCGAGTGCTGTTCGACGCTGCCCGAATCGCCAGTCGCCTTCTTCGGCCCGGCGGCGTTGTCGCGGATCGTGTTGTCGAGGTTCTCGGCCACGTAAGTCTCCGATGGCGAGTGAGTGCATGGTCGCCTTCAGTTACTTACCCGGCGGAATCGCAAACTGGCGGTGGGTCAGAGGTGAATCGGCAGATCGTTACGCATGTAGAACATAGCGTCCCAAGTTGAGGCCCAAGAGGCCCAAGTTGGGACCAAGACGAAGCCCAGTTAATTTCAGCGGTGTTGCCGCTATCGGGTGTCAAGACGATGCGAGGAGTGCGTCGATCTGCGGCCGAAGTTCACCCAGGACAGTTCCGTATGAAGGCAATCCCGGCACCAGCGGACCGAGCCACTGATCCCAAGTCTTCTCGACGTAGGCCAGCATCCGCTCCTGGAAGAAGTCCGCCGAACCGTCGAACGAAACGTTCCGCACGGCGCACTTCTTTCGCACGAACGATGCGAAGTCCGCCAGGTCCATCTGGTCTCGATAGGTTCCCAGCACACGCCACAGGTCGTAATAGTCACGGGCACGCGAGCGGCTCCAACCCCGTTCCTCGAGTTTCTCGGCATGTTGCAGGATGGCGCGGAGTTTCTCCGCAACGATCTCTTCCAGGGCGTAGACCAGGACTTGGGCGTCGAGCCGTTCGTCATATCCGTGGATGATCGCTCGCTTTGGCGCGGGCTTGAGCACCTCCTCATCCACCGAGACTTCGACCATCACCCGTGTGTGGGCCTCCCTCTGCCAGGGAAATCTTGCTCGGATCGTGAACGCTTCCTGCCCGCCGGGGTGCGGGTCCTTCTCCGTGTATCGCTGGCAGATAATCTCGACCGGGGCGTACTCGTCCAGCAGCCGCGCTGCCGTTCGACATGCTTCACGCATGGCGTCTTCCATCGCCGTTGCGATGGGGACATCCTTCGTGCCGGAGAAATCCAGGTCCTCCGAAAAACGATAATCGCCGAACCAGCATTTCTTGAGGGCCGTGCCGCCCTTGAAGACGAACATATCGCGCAGAGAGGCCGTCTGACTGATGCCTGCCAGAATCCACGAGAGCAGGTAGTCCCGTTCGATGATCTCCCAAGGAATACCCAGGCGTTTTCGAGCCTGTTCAAGGCGTGTGCGGAGCGGCTTCATGGCTTGACCTTTCCGGGCAGGTTCTCCTGGATCATCCAGCGGCGGTTGCACGGCCCCTTGCGAGGACCAGTCGGATCAAGGGTTCGATATCCCTTGATCGGCACGCGAAGAAGCGGTTCGAGTCGGGCAGGATCAACGCCTTGGTGCTCGAGCGCCCACCCCAACCTCTTGATTGTCGCGGCATCGAGCTTGAGGGCGTATTCGATGATGCGATCCAGGTTCAGATTGTCCCCTCGGGTTTCAAAGGCATGAAGCACCTCGGCGAAGTCGCCGCAATACCGCGGCATCATCAATCCGTCGAGCAATGTGCGTTCAGGGTCGGTGATGGCCACGCGGGCATCGCCCACCCATATCTTCTCGGTTCCAAAGAATCGGTCCGGCTTGACTTGGATAAACTGGTAGGTCGTGGTCCCCACCGATAATCCACCACGCTCTTCCCCAGCCTTCTTGCTCCGCGTCTGCGGAATCCGCATATCGGTCGTCATGAGGACAAAGACCTTGCGGGGAGCCTGGTCCGTTAGACCATGATGGTGCAATGCCGACCAGTGGCTGATGGCAGCACCAGGCACAAGAAACATGGCAATCTCGAATTCGTGGGCGCTGGTTGCGCCGGGGACTGCAGATGAGAGAGCGTAAAGACCCTTGCGAAGACGCACCAACCACCCCGACTTCGTCAGATGATGAAGTGCTTGGCGCAGATACCCTTTGGACAGATCCACCGAAGGCGCAAGCTCCCGCGCCCGATCCATCGTAAAAACACGATCACCCTCGTGGGCAAGAGCCCGGATCAGCTTCATGCCTGGTGTCACTGGCGTCTGTTGATCTTCTGCCATAGTTCGTTTCCGTCGAACAATAGCGGTATCTTTACTATCGGCCGCTCGTTAGAAAATATATAGCGTTTGTTCGCACAAGTCAAACAAAGTCTGTGGATTATCTAATAGCAGATGGCCTTGGAACTCCTGCCGCTGTGGTCTCATAGGTCGTCACGCGCCGCCCGCAGTGGCGGCACATGCGGCGGCGAAGCAGGCGACCGCCCCAGGCGCGGCGGGTGTAGAGCACGCGGAAGTGCATGCACCCGCAGTCGGGACATTCCAGACCGCGCTTTGGCGCGGGTTCGCGGTTGTCGGTTGGCTTGGCCATCTACCGCCTGCTCCTTTGTAGTTCGGACAGTCGCACACGCTGGCGAGCGGGCGCGGCCTTGGCGTCCGTGCCCGGCAAGACCGCGCCCTGGATCGAGGCCGCCACGGCGCAACCCACCAGACAGTCCAGCCAGTGGTTGTCCGGCCCGCCCGCGCGGATCTTCCACTCGTCCACCACACGTCCCCGCGCTTCGGTCTTCACCCGATACTCCGCCGTGAGATGTTCGGCCAGTAATTGGTGTTCGCCGGGCTTGCGCCCGAAGAGCGACAAGCTGCCCGGATCGCCCATCGCCACGGCCAGGCGGGCGTGGACGAAGCTCTTCCAGTAGTTGGTGTCGATCACGACGTGCCGCACCTGGCGTCGGCCCTGCACGTTGGGGATGCGCCAGTGGTGCCCAACCCGCTCACCGGTCTTGCGCTTGTACTCGCTGAAGGGAATGCTCGACGCGCCGACGTAACGCCCGTGGCTGGGCATGATCAATCCGGCGTGGGCGCTCTGGCGGCAGAACTGGTAGACCACATCGGTGGACTGGCCCCAGTTGGCGTCGATCAGGCACCGCTCGATCCGCATCTCGGCCCCGTCGTCACGCCGCCAGCTTTTGGCCAGGTACTCGCCGGTGAGCTTCTCCAGCCCCGCGTAGATTGCGCCCTCCAGCCCAGCCCCCGGCGCAACCCGCGCCAGCGTCTTCTGCACCTCGCGCAGGGTGAAGACGGGCCTCTGCTGATCCGGATAGGTCCCGTAATCGACGACGTAGCCGGTGAAGTCATCCTCCCAGGCGACCACGGCATGAAAGAGCAGTTTGCCCTGCACGTCGACGAACATCGTCAGGTGGCTGGCTCCGATCGGGATCACGCTGCGGGGGTGCCCGTTGGTCTTGGCGGCAATCGCGTCGGCCGTCAGTTGATCGGAATCGCCCTCGTCCTGCGGAAGCGGCTGGTTCTGGTACTCAGCCCAGAACGCGCGTTCATCCTGCAAGCGCAGGTTCATTGCATGCTGGATCGCCGAGAGCTCATCCTCGTTGTGACGCTGCGGCCAGGCGATCACCGCACCGGCGTCCATCTCCTTGCGATGCTTGCGGTAGAACTCCGTGGCCTCGCGCCCGTCGCCATCGTTGCGGAAACTGTCGGCACGAATCTGCGCGTACTTGTCCCAGAGTTTCTCGTTGGAGGGGAACTCATAGACCAGCTTGGTGCGCTCGCCTTGCCAGGCCGGATGCTTGTCACGGTCGAGAATCTGGTCGGCCATGTCGCCGGGGCGGATCACCGTGCAGGGCATGATGCCGGAGATCTTCTGGCCCGGCCCGGCCAGGTTCAGGATCGCGCCGTTGAGCGTCTCCATCCTGGCGCGGACCTGCTGGTCGCTCCGCGCCGACTCGTCGGTCTGCGGGTCGTCGAGCACCACCAGCGACGGCCGCACCGCTCGGCCGTCGGCCCGCTTGAACTTCATGCCGCGAATACGGCTTTCGATGCCCGCCACGCGGATGATCGCCCCCGACGCCTTGCTGCCCTCGATGGTCGGCAGCACGATCTCGTCGGCCGTCCAGACGATCCGCGTCGCCTTGCCGTTGCAGAGCTGGCCCTTGGCGCGGTTGTGGATGCGCTCCAGGGCATGGATCGGGAAGACCGCCTCGGGATAGTCATCGAGCAGGTGGTCGTTGGTCTCGAACTCGACCTTGATGCTTTCGAGCATGTTGCGGGCGTGCCCGGCATCCGAGCCGATGAGGCAGACGAACTCCCGCGCCCCGGTGAGCATGGCCCAGATGCAAGCGGTCTCAGCCAACGTGGTCTTGCCGCTGCCGCGCGGCATGGCCATCGCAAACACGCCGCCGCGCAACACGGCCGTCTCGATCTTGGCAATCACCTTCAGGTGGTCATCCGACCACGGCAGGCAGAAGGTTTGCGGGAAGTACGCCTCGCAGAAGAACCGAAAGTCTGTCGCGGCCCGCGCCTTGCGTTGCGGATCGACCACCTCGGGGATGTCGCCGATGTCGCGGCCGATAGCCGACAGCTCCGCGTTGCGAGCGCGGGCGGCCTCCTTCATCGCCTCGTAGTCGAGGGGCTCCTTCTCCGGCTCGGGGTTGTGGCGCGACCAGACCAGCCACGCGGCATAGCGCAACAGGTCGACGTGCTTCTCGTCGCCGATGCGGTAGCCCGCCCGGTTGCGATGACGGCGCAGCTGCCGCTCGCTGAGCACCTCGCCCAGCGGCGTGGAGTTCAGCATCCGCGTCAACATCGACGGCCGTAGTTGCCGAACGTCAATCGCCATGAGCCGCCTCCCGCGCCAGCCAGGCGGCGTAGTGGACCAGGTTCACCGTGCCGTCGGCGTTGGTGGGCGCACCGGCCTCGATGTCGGCGCGCACCATCGCCTCGGTGATCCGCCGGTTCCCGGCGGCGGCGAGGATTTTTGCCGCCTGGGCAGGCGTCAGGGCCGTAATTCTGGGCGTTTCTGCGGTCATATCTCTAGCCCCGTGGCCTGCTTACGAAAATCTGTAAGTTCTTTGCAGACAATGGGTTAATCGCCTTGATGTTCCCGCGAAAGCATGGCTGAATGTGGGTGTTGAAACGAACGTAACGCCAATAGCCAAAAGGAGATAGGCCATGCGAAAGAACGAAAAGAACCACGACGAAACGACCACCACCCAGCGCGACTGGCACGACCTCAAGCCCGGCGACGTGATCTTCTTCGCCACCGGCTGGTACGAGGTCCTCGATGCCTACCCGGTCGCCAAGAACACGGTGGTGGTGAAGCTCGCCCTCGACGAGCACCGCTTCCAGACCTACCGCGTCCGCGTGAACGCGGGCAGCAAGGCGACCTGCCGCGCCTGAGACCACCAACCCAAACCAAGGAGCCAAACCATGACCACGGCCGAAAACACCCTCGCCAAGATCGCCAAAGAGCAGATGCAGATCGAGACGCTCGAAACGCGCAAGCACGACGCCCTGGACTTCCACACCGTCGCGGTCTGGGAGGCCAAGAGCGCCCTGCAGGCCGCCTACGACGCGGGCCGCGCCGATGCCACCCCCGGAAGCGCCTCGCTGACCGACGCCCTGCGCGACAACCTCTCGCCCGAAGCCGTCGCCGCCATCGCCTCCTGGCTGCAGCCCGCGCGCACCAACGACCAGAACGTAGACCGCGAGGTCCGCTGGTTCGCCGAACAACTGGCACAGGCCCTCGGCGGCTGGGACCAGCAGAGCCGCCTCGCAGAAGAACTCGGTCTGTAAGACCCCAACATGGGCCTGGCCAGCCCGAACACGGCCGAAGGAGCAACGACCATGAAGAACAGCGACGTACAGATTGGCGCGACGTACCTGGTGAAGGTCGCCGACAACCTCGTCCCGGTGAAGCTCACCCGCGAGCATCCCAGCGGCGGCTGGGAAGGCACGAGTGAAAAGACCGGCAAGACCATCCGCATCAAGAGCGCCCAGCGCCTGCGGAAACGTCTGGGCGACTCGGCCCACGGGGCGGCCAAGGTCGAGAAGCCGACCAAGGACGCCAAGGCCGAAACCGGACGCGACACGGACGAACGTGGCGCGACGGGGGGCCAACCGGGCGGCGACGCCGCCGCGACCAGCAAGGCCATGAGCCTGATGGACGCCGCCGTCCACATCCTCTCGCTGGGCACCGGCGACCCGATGCGGTGCAAGGACATCGTCGACCTGGTGGTGAAGCGCGAGCTTTGGACGCCCGGCAAAGGCAAGACGCCCGCCAGCACGCTCTACTCCTCGATCCTGCGCGAGATCACCACGAAGGGGACGGAAAGCCGGTTCGTCAAAACCGAGCGCGGCAAGTTCGCCCTCAAGGACAGCCAGTACATCCGCGAGCAGGCCGCCAAGGTCGCCCGCCAGAAGTAAGCGAGCGTTCATGCCTGCACCTCCGCGACAGCCCCGGCCTCGGTCGGGGTTGTCTCAGTCCGGGGAATCCGCTCCGCCTTTCGTCCGGTGAACTGCTCCCAGCGCTGCACGATCACGTCGCAGTAGGCCTGGTCGAGCTCCATCAGGAACGCCCGCCTGCCGGTCTGCTCGCAGCCGATGAGCGTCGAGCCGCTGCCGCCGAAGAGGTCCAGCACGTTCTGGCCCGGCAACGATGAGTACTGGATCGAGCGCACCGCCAGCTCGACCGGCTTCTCGGTCAGGTGAACCATCGCCTGCGGGTTGACCTTCTTGACGTGCCACAGGTCGGTCGCGTTGTTCGGCCCGTAGTAGTTGTGGCCCGCGCCTTCCTTCCAGCCGTAGAAACAGATCTCAAACGCGCCCATGAAATCCCCTATGGGTCGCCGTGTGGAGATGTAATCCAGCGCGTCCTTGAGGTCGGGA